ATCCCGAACAGCAATCCATACAAGTTTCTTTTTACCGTTCCTTCTGCAGATATCAACGCACAGATCTACCAATGCGGCATACACCTCCGGCCTCATGGTGTACGGCTCAGTCAGATCAGACGCGCATTCGATGGTAACGGCTCGCTGGTCATTGTCCCGGGATGATGAGCACCAGGAACGGTTCTGCTCATCAACGCAAAGGCCGATTCTGCCATCAGCCCCGATGCAGTAGTTGCAGCTTGCCTGTCTGCTGCTGTCCTTAAAGCAGTCGCAGATACGTTCCACACTGAGCTGACCGACAACTGCATGAGGTGTAATTCTGCTGATGGAACAGGTCCTTTTCCCGGAATGGTTCGGACTCAATTTGGTGTAACTCACTAATGGACTATTTGCCATTTTCGTTCTCCTTATTTTCTGATTTATCGTGTAACTGGTTTAAAGCCTTTTTGACCACCGTCGGTATCGGCAGACCAAGGTGTGACGCATTCTCAAGAAGACTGATGCCTTCGTTTGAGAGGTAAAAGAAAATCACTGCGGTTCTGAGTATGCTCCCGGTCTGAAATATTCTTGTATCCAGAATGGTGGCAACACCCACCAGCATGAACACGATTACCTTCCTGCAGATCCCTTTAAAGCCGATGGAGCTGGACAGATTGTTATCGACTATCCCGCACATAACACCGCTGATGTAGTCGATTACCGTAAAGGCAATCAGGGCATACAGCAGTCCGTCACAGCCTCCGAGAAAGTAACCCAGCCATCCGCCGATTCCGGTAAATACCGCCTGGAGCATATTCCATAGCTCTCTCATTTTGTTTCTCCCAATAAAAAAGGCGACATCTCTGCCGCCCGTCATTTCACTCTGTTTACGTTACTTCGTACCAGTCCGATGAAGTCTCTGTCGAGGTAGCCTTCCACCCGTTCACAGGCGGAGAGGTATTTCTTCCACCAGGCATAGGCGCGGAAATCAAGATAGATGAACTTATTCCAGGGTTTCTCGAAGGAAAGATAATGCACCATCAGAGGTGCCATTTCCTTGTATCCAGGATTGAACCAGATAGCATTGAACTCATTGGCAAGCGGGTATTTCTTCTTGAAATGCAGATTCACAAAATCCTGCTCCGGGCAGTACATGAAGGAACCATGCTTTTCCAGTTCGGTGATAAATTTCTGATACAACCCTTTGCAGTCTGCCTTGTAGCACATAAGTCCGGTGTTGAAATACAGCGGAGTGTTAACTACCTCCTTGAGATTCATCTGCTTCATCCATCTGTCGCGGTTTTCACGTTCACTGACTCCGAAGATGCCGGTCTTGTACTTTGATGTAATCTCCTCAAGGAGAGGAACCACAGAACCTAAAAACAGAGTGTCCAAATCGAAGTTCAGGACACAGTCGGTTTCAGCAGAAACTTCCTCAAGAGCTTTGATTCTCTGGGCAATAGCAGGAACGGCACTGCGATGAACCATGAGTCTGTTACCGCCCACGGTGGCAAAAAGCTCATGCTGAGGGAAGGTAACGTAGCGAACCTCCACCAGTTCTTCCGGCACTACGGCGAGAACTCTCTCAAGGTCAGTTCCTTTCTCCGCGTAAATAATGAGTTCAATGCGGTTGTATTTGAAAAATGAGCTGAGGGATACCACCGCCTGATTTATGTACCCCTCATCCAGAACTACGAAAGCCTTCATTGGTTATTCTCCTTTATGTCGTCTTTGAAAATGTCCTCTGAGTAATTGATGAGCTTAAGTGAACAGCGGTTGCCGCTTTCCGGCTTAACGGCAGTAACCCAGCATAGCTGCAGTTCACCGATGGCAAAAAGCGGATATTCAAGAGACTTGCCGAACTCACTGTCCCAATCGATGTCCGGATAGGTATCAAGATAAAGCGAATGACTGTCATTACGGTAAAAGGTATATTCACCATAGGAACCGTCCTTTCTTGAGATATACACGATACCTTCCCACACATCATCCGGTATCTCAATATCGGTGGTAACGGTCTGACCGTTTATTCCGGTTATCATGCCGGTGATGCTAGAGAGATTCTCATCAAGCATCAGTCCCACCAAATCATTGAACTGACAGTTGAGCCCGTTAAGTTCGGTTTTGATTTCATAGGTAACTCGTGTATTTCTGAGATATCTAAGTCGTCTCATACCGAGAGCCACCGCATGGTCATAGTCTGTTACTCCCCAGGCTTCAAGCTGCTCCTGATTATTTGATTCAGGATAGGAGGTAATGCGCTTATTACCGTCAGCATCAACATGGCAGTACACCGTTTCGGTCTTGTAGGTTTTAGGCGAAGTAAAATTTACCACCACCTCATCTACATCATCCTCCTTCGGCAGCGAATAGGTGATTACCGGACTTGAGGTCATATTGCTCTTGGTGAAAATCTGCGTAGGAGTAGCTCCGGCATAAAGCCTCTTAACCGATAAGGTATTGTCCCTTACCACCGGAACCGCAAAGCCGCAGTTGAGCACATCTCTGAGTGATTCCAGAAGAGTGCTGTCACTGTCGATAGAGCCGTTACATTCAAGTCCCTGGGAGCGCCAGAGTTCATCAAAGTCCATGAGCGTATCGATATCAAGGATGTTGCGGTATTTGGAGTTCCTTACAATGTATTGAACCACGGGAGCAATATCCCTTGTCGGCAGCAGAGTATGACTGTCTGTGTCTGAATCAGCGTAACCCACAGCTGGAAGTTTTCTTGTCCAGTAAGTTGCAAGCTGATTTTCAGAAAGCTCGGATAAGGTTTCGTTACCCTTGAACCTGCAGATGAGTACCGTCATGTTGTCATAACGGTCAATGGTGCTGGTGACGCTTTTAAGTCCTACCCATTTAATCTCCTCAAGAGCACGGGTAGAGCCATCCTCCTGCGAGGTTCTAAGAACTCTGAACTCATAATTCCCGGCAGTCTCAAGTTCAATTCTGATGGTTTCGGCAAGCTGGTCATTGGTGTTGTTGATCCATGTTTTCTCTATAATCGTGTATTCATCATCAGAACCTGCTCTGCGGTACTCAATCTGAATGCTGATGGAAAGTTTATCGAACTCACCGTCATCGTTAAGCTTGCCAAGACCTCCCGGCATGGAGAAATCAAGCTCAAAGATTTTTGATTCAGCACCATAAGGACATGCCCGGTAAGGACCAACGTAACCACCATCACTTGCCTGACCACTTACCAGAGTAAAAAGCACATGCTCCTGATTTACTCCGGTGGAATAAAAGCCATGCCAGTCGGAAATATCACCGTAGCTGTCGTTAAGACGCTTAACCGTGTAGACACCGTTGGTGTAATCAAGAATTTCATAAAAGCCGTTATCGTCATACGGATAATCCGCCGGCATCGGCTGAAACACAGAGCCAGCCAGGCGATTTGCCGTTGCGGTTATTTTCGTGTACGGCTGAGACGGAGTAACCTCCTTCGGATATTCCGGAACAGTCAAATCTGAACTGTCGAACTTTAGCGTAACATGACCAGAGCCATCAGAGCTTACTTCGAGAATTTCGCAGAGAGCCTCGACTGTATTCTCTTCATCCTCGGTTACGGTTTTACCGCCGCTGCAGCCTGACGGAATGGTATCGTAGGTAACGGATGTTACGGCAGAAAGAGTAACCTTCAAATAATCACCATTACGGGTAATTACCTCGGTCTCAGTTTCTTCACCGGATTCCTCGTCAATGCTGGTCTGAATTTCTGTAGCTCTTGCCCGGAAAAACTCATCAGGCTTAAAGCCATCAGCGCATTTCAGAGTAAGCGTAGTAATACCAGAGGCAGCATCAGTTTCTGCTGCAATAATCTCAGTACCGACAAGACGTGTATTTCCTGCGCCGCTTAACTCGAAGATGGTGCCGTTTGCCCATTTCAAATCAAGATTCTGCTTAATGCGTACCGTCTCAGTACCGCCACCGGAGCAGCCACCATAGCCGATGTTGTAAATCCTGTAGTTGCAGCCGCTGAAGGTATTACCCTTAAACTCAAGGTTTACACCGTTCATGGAGGAGGTATCGATTTTTCCCTGCCCGCTTTTAAGTGTATGACCGCTCTGGGTAACCTCGGTTGATGAGTACCAGCAGTACCAGGATTTGTCCTCCGGGGAGTTCTCAGCGGTAATCTTTACTCCCGGCTCAATGACATAAGCGGAGCAACCCTTGAGTTCACTGATTGGCGTCTCGCCGATGTAAATGTCTGAGTGATCTGCCTTGTAGTCGTAATGCCCAATACCCTGACATAAAATCATGTCGCAAAAGAGAGTATTGTTGCGGTAAAACACATGGCGGTCAGCGAGGTAATCTGGGAATCTCTTGAAGAAGCCAAAGTTCTCCGGGATGATTTCCATGAGCTTTACCTTATTGCCCTGGACATTCACGTCATAGATGGAGTTTCCCTGTTTGGTGTTTTTCTGCTTATTCTTGCCGAGCTTATGCATGCTCACCATGGCATAAACGGCACTGGCTACACCAATCACTACGGAGATGATGGCAGCAATGGCAGTACCGGTTACACCGGGTTCGATGACGAACTTTAGGTGATCACTTTTCTGAATGAAGAGTGAAGACCATTCAGTCTGTTCTACCTTTATGCCATTAAGGTACAGAGACAGATAGGGGTGGAGATCAGAGTGATAGGAAGGAATAAGATCCTTCAAAAGGGCGGTCAGACTGCCGCTGTATTCCGGCAGTTCAAGCTGTTCGAGAACTTTGTTTAAGTCCTCTCGGGTTACAATTTCAAGTTTCATTTTTCCTCTTTGGAAGATTGGTATATCTGTAGATCTTTGTTTCAACAAACTGCATTGATTTGATCTTTTCAACTCTGGCATGACGGTTAAGTCCGGTATGCAGCATTTCACCTTTACCGAGATACACCGCCACATGGAAGATCAGACCATGCCTGAAGAACGCAATCACGTCACCAAATTCGTAGTGGGGCGGTTCGATTTCGTAAAAGCTGGATCTTTCCTTTTCGTACCCGTCCTTAATGCTGAAATCCGTGTAGTCATCAAGCTCTATGCCTAGCTCCCGGCGGTAGAACTCGATGACAAGCCCCCAGCAGTCAAGGAACGGGTATTTTCTGCCGTTCGGTGTGTGTCTGATGAGAAGATAATGGTTAAGCCACATATTTAAGCCCCGGTGCATTTGATGCGGTATAGCGAAGGCGCGGAAACTCAAGATTCAGCATGTCGCAGAAGGATGCGGTGAAGGTTGCCGATTCCCGGGTGATGCGACCTCCGGTGATGGTGAGCGTCAGTTCAGAGAGCTTGTCGTGATATTCGTAATGCCATTGGGCAACAGTGATGAAAGTAGGTGTCTGAGCTTCAATAACCTGTTTCATGTATTCGTAGGCTTCACCGCTTACTCCGTCAACACCGAATGAGAGATCTGAAAAGCCGCTGTCAGACCTTTCCGGCATGGAGACAGTAAAGGCTGACTTCTTGTATTCATCTCCCCAAAGCGTCAAATCTTCATAGCCAAGTACATAACGCAAGGTGCCTATAGTTTCATTCTCTATAGTGAGAGTTATGATGGGGAGCCTGCCGCCACTTGCGTAGATTTCTTCAAGTGAATAAAGCATAAAGCCTCCTTAACTGAACCATGATAGGTATTCCACCTCACTAGAATCAGGCTTAACCTTGATAATGCGGCCAGCCCAGTCATCTATTTCGTAGGAATAAAAGCTCCAGGTGGTATTGCCGTTGTTGTCGTTAAATTCCACATACCCGTCATACGGATAGCCTTTGAGAAGATTCAGCTTAAAAACGTAATATCCGAGTTTATTCTTTTTGAGCTTGATCCCCGGCCACTCATAATTGGTGTAATAAGCCACCCAGATATAGGCATAAAGCTCATCCCAGCCTTCCGGATCAATCCATACCTCATCACCGCCAATGCCCGGCTCTACGTCAAGGCGGCACTGCACCGACCATAATGGTCCATCAGAATTCACGCAGTTAAGCGAGGTGGATAGTTCACCCTTCTGTATGCGGCAGAGAGATTCTGTACCACCGTATTCGTTAAGAAGCTGCATGTAAAACCAGTCCTGACCGTAGTTAATGTCTTTGCGGTACCACGCCATGAATTCCTGATATTGACTCTGGGTAAACATGAAGGTAACTGAAAGCTCATGTGGTGTTCCGGTATTAACCAGTCTCTGTCTTACATGACCATCCGCCATCTGGGTTCTGATGATGTTAGGTTTTATTTTGTAGCTGTAACCTCTCTGCTGTGGAGGCGGCAGAGAGGAAGGATAATAGTTCATGAATTAACTCCCCATACGGTTGAGGTTGAAGGTATTCTGAATCGCCATGCTCATGGAGCCGCCATGCCGGATATCGGAAACAAAGATGTCTACGATTCGGGTTTCGTCGTCATCACGGGTCTCCACGGTTCCGGCTTTCTCGGTACTCTCAAAAAGGTTGACTACAACAGGAGAACTAGAAGTGTAACCACCATTTCCGCTAACGGCAGAACGGGCAAGCTCCGCAGTTTCCTTGCGTGAGGTTATGGACATCGGTCCCTGAACCAGCTCCGGTCCGTATTCGCCCACGATACCCCATTCGCCAGCTTTGAGCTGTGTCGCTGACCTGCTAGATTGTCCTAAAAACTGCCAACTAGTTTGTCCTTCTTTTTCTTAGTAAAGATTCCTATTTTGTCGTGATTTAATTGCTCATATGTTTGGATCACACATCTGATTAT